AGTCGGTATCGTCGGTACGTCGACCGAGCGGGGCGACGAGGCGTTTAAGGAACCGCCCGTCGTAGAGTCCGCCGAGGATAGAAAACTCGAACACCATCCAAAGGTCGCCGGCCTTCGACTCGCGGCATGAAAAGCCGACGACTCTAGCCCTATGCTCGCCCTCGGGTACGGTCGGGTCGGATTCGGTCGTCTCGGTTTTCGTCGCGGCCTCGGCCTGCGGCGAAGTCCATGTATCGTAATAGCTATCGTTATTCGGCATTTTGGTTTGCTCCTTCGCTGTTAAATGCTCGGTTAAACTCGGCGCATAGTGCGCCAAAGTGGGCGTGTATCACTGGTGGCAGGGAGCAGCCCGGAGCGCCCCGCCCTTTCGCCTCGATACGAAACTCGGCGGTATCGGTCGCCTCGGTACGGAGGAGTCGCTTACCGGTCTCCTCGTCGATGTATAGGTGGAAAACGAAGTCGACGGCCGAGCATAGAATTAGCTTCGCCGTATTCGGCAGGTTAACGCTAACGAGGCTACGGCCCGTCTCTATCGCGGTTCCGTTCCTGCGCTCGGTCATAGGCGTGAGTTTTTCGTGACATAGGAAAAACGGTAGTATTTTCCGCCCGTCCGCCGCCGCGAGGTTAATTACCCGATAGACGAACCGGGACCAGCGGGCCTTAATCATCGCCCACCCCTTACCGCGGGCGGCGTCGCCGATAGCCGATACGCCTAACTCTCTACACACGGCCTCCTCTAGCATCGACCACGCCCTGTCGGCGGTATCGATAGAGACCGTATCAAAGTCGTGGTTATCGACCTCTAGCGCGTCGAGGACCCCGGTTAACTCCTCCCACGTTCGAGGCTCGACGGCTGCGGCTTCCATAAGCCTCGTCCCGCCCTCTAGGTCGATAGATAGGCATTTCTGGAAAGTCGTTAACAGGTACGTTTTACCGATACCGTGTCGGCTAAATACAATCGCGGACGCATGCCGTAGCCCTTTCGGCTTATGCGCTGCTTTCGGCAAGATAGACCCCTTAGTCATTTCGTGTTCTCCTTCGCTAACTCGGGGTGGGCGTCCTTTAGGACGCGAAAGGCCGAAGGGCCGACGACCCCGCGGCATAAATCGAAATATACGCAGCGTCCGAAGTCGAGACAGTGCGCCGGGTTTCGGACGGTCATACCGCCGCGCTCGACGCGTAGGATTCGTTCGTGTACCTCCCACGCCTCGTATAACCATCGCTCTATCTGCCGGTCCGTTCGGGTAATAACTACCTCTTCGAAGTAAAACTCGGGGCGGCTCCTGTAGTCCTCGTAGAGACGTTCCGCGAAGCCGTCGACGGTTTCGTCCTTCCGCTGGCGGATAGACGGCTTACGGACGACCCTATAGACCATCTCGTTAACGGGAGCGTTATAGACGACCTGCGCTACGGCGAGGTACGCCGAGACTTGCCAGTCGAGGTCGAGTCGTTCGAGGTATGCGGAGTCTAGCCGCGAGGTCGTCTTAATTTCGAGCAGTACCGGCCGGTCGCTACCGGGCCATTCGGGCTCGGTATCCCAGCCGCCCGGCAGGAACACGCCGTCGAATACGCCCTCTAGCGTATGCTTCGTCGAGGCGCGGCCGGTCTCGGGGTTTCGGAACGGGACGCTAAACTGTTTCTCGGTAACGCTCGGCCACAGGTCCCACCGGGCTAGTCCGCCCTCGACCATCGCCCGAACCTTTATCGAGCCTAACCGTAACTGCTCCTCCTCGTGTTCTAGCCATGTAGGGCCGCGGCCTTCGTATAGGCTGTCGACTGCGGCGACCGCGCTACGGGTCTCGAATCCGTAATGTACGGCCCGCCCGATAGATAGCGCGGGGCTGTCCGGCTTCGGCGAGGCGAGCAGTTCGAGATAGCGCAGTCGCGCTTTCTCCTCGCATCTAAGCATCGTTTGCATAAAGGTTTGCGTAACGGGGCGCATTAGCTCGGGTCCTCGACGCCGGACATTTCTAGCCGGACGATAGCCCGCTCTAGTGTCGGGATAACGACGGTAGGGTCGGTCGGTCGGTCGCTGCTATGGTCGTCGGCATAGGCCGACAGGGCGTCTAGGGCGTCTCGTAGGGCCCGTAACGCTTCCGACGGGACTGTCGGGCGCAGGTCCTCCCTACAGACGATACAAACGGGACCGGGGCCGTACTGCGAGTCCTTGCCGACCGGCAGTAGACAGCCCCACCTAGAGCAGCGGCTAAGCGTCGTCGGCCTTCGAAATAGGCTCCTCGTTTCTCGCAGTACCGAGGCCGCAAAGTTAACCGGGGTAGCCATTAGCCCGCAGGTCTCCGCCCGCTCTAGCGCGAGCGCAGGGGCTAGGGCTTCGACTGCATCGTCTATGTCGTTAGCGGTTAGCGGGCCTCGCCCGCCGTACTTCCGCGTTCGTGTTACTGTCATTTTCCATTCTCCTTCGCTCCGACCGAGGCGTCGCGCCTCGGGGTGGACCCCGCTCTATCGCCGCCCCGAAGGGCGACGACAGGCGGTCGGTAGGGTTTAGGCTTCGGGGAGTTCGATACGGCCGCGGACGCCGCCGGCGCGGAGTCCCTTTCGCATAAGGTAGGACGCGAAACGCTCCATCTCGCGCTGGCTATCGAGGTCGCCTTCGCTTTGTGCTGCGAGGGTAATACCGGAGATAACCGCCGCGAGGTTACGGCCCGGATAGGACGTCTCGTCGCGGACAGCGTCGGCGGCTCGCCGCGTTTGCGCTGCGGTTAGCTTCCCGACCTTTCGGCCCCATTGGTCGAGCAGGGCGAAAGCGTCGTCGACGGCTACGGTAGTCGACTGCTTAAAGTCGTCGACGAGTCCTCGGCTAGAGACCCGAGCCGACTTAACAGCGTCGCCGAAAGCGGCCTGTATTTTCTCGCCCCGGTCGTCGCCGCCGGTATGCGTCCATCGCTGCGTAAAGGCGTCGTCGCCCCAGGAGCCCATTCCGTTTAGACAGGCGAACGTATAGGTACCTGCGGTAAACGAGAAGGAGGCGTTACCGACCTCGCCGTTACCTATCTCGAACATAGGGACCGGGATACGCAGTAGCGTATTGTGCGAGTTACCGGGGTTACGGAGGTTCCCGCTAGCGTCGAAGCCTTCGCCGTCGCTCGGGTCGAGCAGGCCGCGGATTCGCATGCTATCGGGCGTTACCGTCCATGAGATAAGCGGGAGGTTAGCAAACGCAGCGGAGCCGGCGAGGAGGCCGACGACGTCGAGGTTATCTAGGTTCGTCATAAAGCCCCGAGACGAGCCGGACAGGACGCCGCGGATAGTTCGGAACCGCTCGCCGGGAAACTGCATCGAACGAAACAGGCCGCGCTTTTCGGCATGCTGTAGCCGCTCCATCCAATTAATCGTCGCCATTTTCTCGCCGGTCGCGTCCGTCTTACGCTGATTCTCGACGAACTGTAGTCCGCCCGCGCCGAGGATTTTAGTACCGGCCTGTCGGTAGGCTCGCTTCGTCATAGACATGGGCGTCGACCAGCTACCGTCCTCGTTACGAAACGAGAAAGCGGCTTTACCGTCGACGTAGCGGATAGAGCCCTGATTAAGCGGGCGCGTCTCGTCCTGCGGGTCGAGTTCGTCGACGAGTTCGCCGAGCGTTTGCTGTAGGGTCTCTATCGTTTTCGGTACGAATCGTCCGGGCTCCTGTCGGGATTCGAGCAGGGCGTCGATGTCGACGGTTGGGGTTTCGGGTCGGTCGAGGACTGTTACTTGATTAGACATTTTCTGTTCTCCTTCGCGGGGAGGGTTATTAATCACTGTCCGCCCCAGCGTATCACTAAACGGGACCATTCGGCGCGGAACGGGATTGATTTACAAACTGTTTACATTCTCAGGATAACCCCTAGCCGGGACAGTAATCGTCCCGGCTAGGGCTAGGGGTTAGAGTTTCGAGCGGTCCATCGCAGCGGCGAAGGACATAAGGACGTTTTCTAGCTCGGCGACGCGGGCCTCTAGGTCGGCCATACGCCCCAGGCGCAGCAGGCCGAGTTTTCGGACTTCTAACTGGAGCCCCTTATTCTCGTCCTCTAGGTCGTCGATACGCGCCTCTAGGTCTCGGTGGTAGTCCTCGGTAATGGTAGTCGGCTCGGCTGCGTCGACGTAGACGAACGAGCCGGGCGCGTCGCCGAAGTCGGTATCGTGTTCGTCGGCGACGACCTCGGGCGCGGCCTCCTCGACCTCGTCCTCGTCGGCGACGATGGTATCGAACCATTCCAGTCGCTGCTCGTCCGTAAGGAGCGCGGCGAAGCCTAGAGAGTCGGCCTCGGGGTATTCGCCGGGGTTAGGCGCGTAGAGTGTCGTAGTTTCGCCGATAACGCAGGGCTGGCATAGTGCGTCGGCCTTATGATAACCGCGTTCCCACTTACCCTTAACGAGTTTAAGGACGGCGGTTCGCGTTCCCTGTCCGACGACGAAGCGTAGCTTACGCTGTCCGGCGGTTACGGCGAACGTACCGACCGGAATGTCGCGCCAGCGGGTAGGCTCGGCTGCGTCCTCGTCGCCGTCCTCGTCGGCGGCCTCGATAGCTTCGTTAACGGCGTCCTGTTCGGCGATTTTCGCGGCGAGTCGGTCGTCGAGTTCGGCGCTATATTCTGCGTCGAGTCGGGCGCGGTACTCGGCGTTAGCCTCGTAGTCCTCGTCGGCCTCGATAGCCTCGGCTGCGGCCTCCTCCTCCTCGGTCATAGGATAGAGACAGCATCCGGGCTCGCAGTCGTGCGGGTTCCCGCGCTCGGCGGCTTCGCGGGTCATTTCGGCTCGGATTTCTTCGGCTCGGATTTCTTCGGCGGTACGCTCCGATACGGTCTCGGCCGCGGCGGATTCTATCGCGACGAGGGCGCGGCCCGAGTCGGTTAGCGACATAAAAACGGGCGCGCTGTAGTTATGGTTTTCTTCGAAAACGACGAGGCCGGCGCTACGGGCGTCCTCGATAGCCTCGGCGGCTCTATCCGCTGCGTCGATAACTCCGTCGAATAGTCCGAACTGGAGCCGGTTAGTAATGCCGAGAATCGCGGCGCTACCCGCCCTGTCGGTACCGGCGGAGACGGAGCTATGGACGGCTTCGACGACGGCGATATGTATGTCGTCGGCGTCGATAGCCTCGTCGGCGGTAGCGGCGTCGGCGGTAGCCGGGAAGCCGGCCAATTTACCGCAGCCGACGCAGCGGTCGTATTCGTAATGCTTACACCCGCAGTCGACGCAAACGTCGACGCCGGCTTCGGCGAATACGTTTCCGTTTATGTCC